ACTCTGCCATTTACATATTGACCTTGATTATGTTTTACTATGCTATGATCGTATATTCTTTTTAATCCGTTGTAACCTAACCATTCATCAGTATAAAGTGTTGCCGAATCCTTAACATTTTTTACAATTTCTCTGTATTTATCTTTACAAGCTAAAGCGTATTCGTTATTTCCTGTTTTCTCTGCTTGCTTCCATTCTGTGTAGTAGAAGTTTTTCATAGTTTATTGTTTAGGTGGCTTCGGTAATGATTGCCAGTATAATATTTCGTCTTGCTCTATATTAAGAAAGTAATCTCCACTAACATCCATAAATTGCTCATCTTCAAGCCTAGCTATATAACTATAATTTCCAAAATGCCCGTGTTTAGGATAAACAGCAATCAAAACAACTTCGTAATTCCTTGGTAAAATTTCATTCACATTGTTCCATTTCATAATTCAATCCTTTTTATTGTTTTACAATTTCAATGTCTAGTATTTCATCTTTGAAAAAGTCGATGTTTAGTATTTCTTTTTAAGTCATTGGGTTAGCTGTTTATATTTAGAATTGGTTTTTCGTTAACATGACACTTTAAAAATGTTTCATCCCCTACATTGCCACACACATGGAACCAAGTAGGGTAATTATGAGGAGCTTCAATAAAATTAAAGTATTCTAGTATATTCCTGTATAATGATTCACTTAAAACCTCAATAGATTCTCCTTTTGATACTTTTTGTATTTGAAGCCATTCTTTATATGTTAAGAAATAGTTGTCATATGAAACACTATCAGGGCTTATGTTTTTGTTTGATAAATCAGCTAGAATAGTCTTATAAAGAAGATTGTAAACACCACTAATATTAAAACCTATAGTGGATATATTATACAATTTTCTATGATCTAAAGGTCTGTTGCAAATATCTTTTACCTCTAAATCTGTCAATTCAAACCATTCACCTTTAACCCTTTTATTATTAAACTCATCATGCAACCTCCATTCAATGTTATAAGGGATGGTGTGAATCAGCTCTATATTTTTAAAATCCCTCTTTAATTGCTTAACTCTTTTTTCAGGATTAATAGAGAATCCTATTTTATACAATCCTGTGTCGTGATCTTTTGCAATATATGTATGTTGTTTACTCCTCATGGTTTTCTGATTTTAATTTAAAAACAAACGCTTCCAATTCTTCTAAAGAGTGAAGCACATGCAATTTATCTTTATAAATGATATGAAAGGTGTCTTTCGTTTTTTCAAACAACTCTGTAATATCCACATTGAACGCATCCGCAAGAGCTTCAAGAGTTTTAAAAGTTGGCTTTGTTTTTCCTTTTTTTAAGAAGCTTATATTGTTTTCCGACATGTTTAGTTTTAAAGCTAAATCCTTACCTGAAAGTTTTTTAAGCCTCATTAATTGAGCTATTCTAAGTCTAGTTTCTGACATCTGTTTTCAATTATTATGATACAAATATAGAAAAAAATCTAAATAGTTTTTAGAAAAAGTAAAAAAATATACAATTTTAATTTGCATATATTATAAATTAGATTTATATTTGTGATGTAATAATCACAAAGTAATTAAGAAATCAAAAAAAACACAATATTATGAACACTTCATCACTAGCAGTTAAAAAAGGAATGAAAGCGCATTATGTACAGACTAACGAACTAACACTTAATAAGAAAGTAAAATCTATTATAGGTAATATGCTTTTGACAGATCAAAAATATAGGGAATTAGATGTATTATCAAAAAAAGAATTGGAACAATGACAAACAACGAAGCAAGGCAGTATTTTACAGATCAAGGATTAAGCTATTCAGATATAGGAAGTAAGGAGATAGCGAAACTAGGAAGTATTTTAAAAAGCAAACTAGATTCTTTCAGTAATGGGAGCTTTAAAATGCAATTAGTAGAGAAAGGAAAATTCAACTTTAACAACATTACAGGTACTTTAATTAACGGAAGTATCCGAGTTAACGGAACTCATTTTGAAGATCGTGAAGGAATTACTTTTAATAAAGATGGATTTATAGGGTTTTCAGGATGGGCGGATAGCACAAACAAAGTTCCATTTATAGAATCTTTTATTGAGTGGGTTAATGCTTTAAAAAACTAAACAAATGAAAAAAGAAGACCAAAAACTATTATATAAAGCATTGTGCGGGGATCTGCCGTATGATGGGTTGAAAATTTACGACTCATGTAGTGAGGATATTTTTTATCTCTATGGACTCGACAAAGACGCCGAAGAGTGCGTGCATATTGCTAAAGAAAATGGCGTAGTTCATACTAGACAATTAGAAGAAGTAAAACCAGCATTACGTCCTTTAAGCGATCTCACAAAAGAGATAACACACAACGGCAAAACTTTTGTTCCAATAAAAGAACTATTCAGAATGATTGCCGTGGATATACATGCTCACATGAATTCTTATAAAGAAGCAAGGCTAAGAGCAGGGTTATCTTCCAAAATCTCAATAGACCCTTGCATATATCCTGAAATCGTGTTCTTGTGGTCGAAAGGAGTTGTAACATACGGAAGCTGTTGCGGTCACAATAATATTGAATCTATGGTAAATGTATCGGAAGAAAGTATTCGAATAATGCTGGATTTAGGCTACACTCAAAATTACGGAAGAAAAGACACATTTAGATTAAAAAGCGTCTTAAATGTTAAAATTTAGCGCAATTCGTCGATAATTATATATTTACACTTGCGTATATGCAAGTTAATTGTATATTTGTAGTGTCAATAATTAATAAATCATTTTAAAAAAAACATTATGAGAACATATACAGCAATTTACGATACGGATACAATAAAAGGTATTAACCATTCATTTACTAGAGATAATTAAAACGAAGCAGAGCAGTTCTGCGAAAACTATTTCTCAACTCAAATGAACGCCATACTTGAAACTCCTGAAATTTTTTATAATGGCAAATCAATAAATCTTTACGATCAAGTTAAAAAACAAAATATGCTTGATGTAGACAATGGTTCTGAATTAGAAGTTGAAATGTATGGAGAAAAATATACGCTTCGTTTTCATTGGTCTTGGGGCGGTATGGTAGCTGTAAAAAAGGATGGCGAAAATTTTGGAACATTAAACACTTACCAGTACGAAACAAACACAGGTAAAAACTCTATACATCATTTAACTAGAGATAATGACTAAGTGTTATTCTGTTCGTTTAAAGTCGCTAGAATCAATCTCAAGCAAATGCTACAAAGCTGTTTGTTTTGATGGTTCTAGCGATTTAATACCAAAGTCGCAAGTGTTTGGTGTTGATTTTTCCGTAACTAAAAGTGATGCTTATTGGATTACGGAATGGATATTAGAAAAAAAATCAATTACGTATTCTCGAAAAAAATGGACGATGTTTTCTAAAGGTAAAAACATAGGTCAATATGAATATAAACACCACATACCAAAGAAAATAGAATTAAAAAACATAAAATATAATGAAGCTCTTAAAAGATCAAAAAACGAGTAAAGAAAAGCTTTCAAAAATGAAAGTAGGAGCTTTTTTTATGGAGGCTGGCACTGGAAAAACACGCCCTTTAGTTGAGCTTGTGAGAGATGTAAATCCTGACTACGTTATTTACTTTGCTCCTTACAGATGTATAAATACAGAAAATGAAGAAGAAAGTACTTTGTATGAGATTACTAAATGGGGTGGTTTTGATTGTGATTTTGATTTGGTTGGAATCGAAACAATTCAAAATAGCGCGGCAACTTACATGAAATGTTGGAAAAAAATAACTGCTTCAAAAAAAGCTGTTGTTGTTGTAGACGAAAGTCTAAAGATTAAAAATGCAAACGCACTAAGAACTAAGCGTATAACTGAATTAGGGAAGTTTATTGATTATAAGTATATTCTTAACGGCACGCCTTTAAGTCGAAACTTACTAGACTTAAAGTCTCAAATAGACTTCCTTTCTCCAACAATTCTAAATATGAGTGATGCAGAATTTAAAAATACTTTTTGCGAGTATAAACAAATGATTATACGTAAACCTAACACATACAAATCAAGAACAAAAGAATGGATTGTTGCATATCACAACATGGATTATTTACATGCGCTTATTGAGCCGTACATATATCAAGCTGAGTTGAAATTAGATGTAGGTTTACAGTTTATTGATATTAAATATGAGTTGTCAGAAGAAGAAAGAAAAGAGCATACACGTATCATGGAAGAAGTACTAAGCAACGAATGGTTATCTGCTAAACCTAATTTCTTTCTAATGCTTACGCAAAAATTACAAAACAACTATTCTAGGAATGAAGAAAAGTTTCAAATTGTTTCAGAAGTATTAAAAAACAACCCCAATACCCTTATTGTAGCAAAGTTTATTAAAACCCAAAAAGAATTAAAAAAACGTTTTCCAGATGCACGTGTTTTAAGTTGGCAAAAAGATAGCTTAGGCTTAAACCTACAATACGAATATAACGAAATGCTGTTATTCGATCAACATTGGGATTTTGCATTGTTCGATCAAGTAGTGAGACGCATATACAGACAAATGCAACCTAACGAATGCACCGTAAGGCGTTTAGTTGGAAACTGCGGACTGGAAAGTATGATTTACCAAAACGTTGATAGAAAAGCTGATTTAGCAAATGAATTTAAAAAATTAACATTAGAAGAATTTAAAAAGAAAGCATTATGAGTAATTTCAAAAGTCCTGTATACAATGTTATAGCAGTACCATTAGATAAGATAGAAGCTAACAACTACAACCCTAACAATGTAGCTAAGCGTGAAATGGAGTTATTGTATCAAAGCATTAAGCAAGATGGATACACAATGCCGATTGTTTGCTATTACGACGCAAAAAACGATAAATACATTATTGTAGATGGGTTTCATAGATATACAATCATGCTCAAATACAAGAACATTTACGAGCGTGAAAACGGAATGATGCCTGTTTCAGTCATTGAGAAAGATATTAACGACCGCATGGCTTCAACCATTAGGCACAACAGAGCGAGAGGAAAACACGAAGTTGAATTGCAAGCCGCTTTAGTCGGTATGCTTAAAGAGGGCTGGGACGAAATTAAAATAATGAAAGAATTAGGCATGACCTTAGAAGAAGTTCAAAGACTCATGGGAGTCAAAGGGATTGCTTCCGAAATTAAAGGAGTTCCTTACTCTATTGAGCGACAAATTAAAGAAGTTGAATCAGATATTGAAGAAGATTTGGAATAATGGCAAGAACGGTAGTAAGAGGAATCGAAGATGTATTAACAGCAACAAATAAGCGTATATCTTTCTTATTTGATAATTACGATAATATTCAGCTATCATTTTCAGGAGGTAAGGATAGCACCGTGTTGTTTCATTTGATTAATGAAGAAGCAAAAAAAAGAAGCAGAAAGTTTTATCTGTATTTTCAAGATCAAGAAGCTGAGTACAAAGCTACTATTGATATGGTGGAATGGGCAATGAGCCAACCAAATGTCATTCCGCTTTGGTATCAAGTTCCTATTTTTATGACAAATGCCGCAAGTCATCAACAATTATTTTTATGGGCGTGGGGCGTTGGCGAAAAGTGGGTAAGAGAAAAACACCCGTTAGCTATTCAAAGTATTAAAAACCGCTACCCGAAAAGATTCTATAAATTCAACCTTTGGGTAGGTCAAAATCTAAGAAAAAGAAAAGGAAAATGCGTGTCTATCATAGGGTTGAGGGCAGAAGAAAGTTACGACAGACGTTTTGTGTTGTTTGGAGAAGATTCAGAAATGTTTTGGTTAAGGCGAAAAAAAGAACCACACAAAGCATACCCTATAATTGACTGGAAATACACAGATGTTTGGAAAAATTTAATTGATAACGATTTTAAGTATAATAAAATATACGACAAAATGTATATGCTAGGTGGAAACCTGCGTTCTTTTCGGGTTTCTAATTTAGTTCATGAAAAATCGTTTAGATGTTTGGTAGATTTGCAAGAGCTAGAGCCTGAAACATACAACAAGTTAGAAGAAAGACTACAAGGAGTTCATTCTGCGGCAATCTACGGGAACGAAAACTTAATGTATTCTATAAAAAAACTACCTAGTAGATTTAAAACTTGGAAGGAATATAAAGATTTTTTACTTGAAAATATCCACCCCGATTTAAAAAAACTTTTTAAATATCAATGGAGTAGATTTGGAGATACAGACGATATTGGAGCTAATAAATACATGGTTAAAAGAATATTGTTATGTGATTGGGAGGGCAATATTACATGGAGTCGTGATTTTGAGTTCAATTACACTAAAGATCAAATACTCGACAAGAATAAGCAAAAAAGAGAAGATAAGGTAATAAAAAAATGGTTTGAAGCATTAAATTAAAGCATTATGCTAACAGAAAATAATTATCAAGATTTAATATTTAAGTTCTTCAAAGACGCTATGAAAGAGCGTAGAATAACCCAAAAAAAGCTATCCGAATTAATCGGAGTAGATGAAAGCACGTTAATACGAAACTTTCAAAAGAAGTCTGAAATGTCAATGTTAACCTTTTTAAAGATATGTGGAGCGTTGGAGTTGCGTCCTTATTTAGTTCCTGTTGAACTTGATGATAGCGAAGTGCAAAGAATATTTTTCAACTAAAAAAAGACTTCCCAATCATTAAAGAAGCCTTTTTTACTTGAGTAACAACCTAAACCAATAGTCAAATATAACACTTAAATTAATGACAACCAAACTGACAACCAAAGTTTGTGTTTTGTAGTAAATTTAAAGAGTTAACTTATTGGTTATCAATGACAGTTTTTTGATGTGTGGATTCAAAATCCAGTTCTTTCGGGAGTGTGGGTTCGATTCCCACCTCGAGTACAGAATGGGACAAATGAACATTTTTGTTTTTTTGTCCTTTTTTATTTTTGCTCATAATTACTGATAATGAGTTTATTAACTCCAACACGCTATTTGGTTGTGTAGTTCGACAGGTATTGTTTTCTTTATGAAAGTAGATTCCGTTAGGAAACAGAAGGTTTTGTAATTTCTGCTTTTCAGTATAGCTTCCTAAACTCCACATTGAATGTAAGTTACAAGCTAATTGTAGTGATTTTTCAATATAGGAATCAAGGTTCGACTTTTCTAAACACAATTTTCGTATTTCTTTTTCTATTTCGTTGATCTCATTTTTGAATTTGACTGAAAATTTATCATAGATTTTATTGTCTATTTCTCCTATGGCAAAACGCTCTTGAATCTTTTCTAACTTCTCATTCAATGTTTTGAGATTGTATTTTAAACTTGCTGTATTGTCTTTATTGGAATTTGAAAAATATTCGAATGTATATTTCAACTGCTTTTTTAGTGGTGCTATTAATCTTTTATCAATTCGATATGTATTGAGTATTTCTAAAAACTGATTATTCAATGCCTTTGCACTTTTATTTGTACAACATGATTTTGTTCCACATTTGTAATAATGAATGTTTTTCTTTTTAACTACATATCCTGTTAATGGACGATCACATTTACCGCATTTTACAAAACCACCCTTTAATGGGAGATTTAGATTTGCTTTATGTTGTTTGTAATTATGAGGATTGGTAGCTTGTAGACCACTCGCTTTTAAGAATATCTCTTTTGATACAATCGCTTGATGCTTTCCTTCTATAATTTTTCCATCTAATAAATTATGTGCAATCAATCCACAATACACGGGATTTTTAAAAATCTTTGTAATGTGTTGTCTGAACATTTTTACTCCTTGTTTTTGAAGTCGTTCTACAATTTGTGTGTTCGTTAGTCCTTCATTAACTTTCCAGAGAAATATATTTCTAATGATTGTAGCTTTTTCGTCTTTAACAATAATTGGAATATTATTCTTATCTCTCGCATTCTTGTATCCAAAAGGTGCTTTTCCCAGTCAATAACCATTCAACAGCCGTTGACGCATTCCCATAATCGTTTTATCGCGTCGTTGGTCGTTATCGTATTTACTAAACAATAAATTTAGATTTTGAAAAAACATTCCTGTAGAAGTTTCTACATCGACAGGTTGTGTTACTGAAAGAACATTGATTCCAATTTTCTTTAGCTCTTCTACTATTGTTATTGCACTTGCGCCAGCACGGGAGAAACGATCAATGCTATACACAATGATAAAAGCAATTCTTTTCTTTTTGACATAGGTAATCATCTTTTTAAATTCTTTCCGATCGTCTGTTTTTGCACTTTCATACGTGCCTCCAAAGTATTCTTTAATTTCCAAATTGAGTCGTGTTGCGTATTGCGTGCATTGTATCTTTTGACTTTCCAGACTTATATTGTCTTCTTGTTGCGAGCCTGAAACTCTAGTGTAGATTACAGCTTCATTTTTTGTAATTACCTTTTTCTTATTCTGCTTTGCGAAGATTTGAAATTGTTGAAGATTGCTCATGCTCGGTAATAATTTGATGTGTTAATAATGACAATTCTTTTAGTGTATGAATAATATGTTCAGCTTCTTTCCTAGATATATCAGTCAAACCATCGAAGCTTTTTAATTCTTCAATAGTAAGTGTTTTGAATTCTGATACGTCTTTTGTGTTTTTCATTGAAAGGAACTACCATAAGTTTGCTTACTGTAAATGCTCTACAGTATGTATGTATTCCTTTTTCTGAAATTGTAAGATTGCTTGAAATCATGTTTTAATATTACAAAGAATTGAAATGAATTCCAATGCCTTCTTTTATAATTAATAGTTAAAAACTTACAATCTCATTTTTAAGATTTACATACTCTTTACTTCATTAGTACTGCATTTACTTTTTATAAAGATTATGATTTTGGAAATTCCTTTGGGTTGGTTAAGCGCGATGTGGTGTGATAGCGACTAATTATGTACGATAAGGTCGGATACTTCTTTTTTATAACCTTATCTCAAAACAATATATGAATAAAAACGGATTGTTGTGTTTTGTTGCGTCTTGTTTATAGGTGTTGCAGATTGTTGTAAAGCTAGGGTTCCATGATAACAATAGAAGCTTTCTAATGGATAAAAGAATAATCCTAGTTTTACGATAATTTAGATTTTATATAGAGTTTATTCTTATTAATTAAAATATACAGACAGTACTATTAAAATGATTAAAATCACAAAAAATGTGCATGAACAAAAGCCAATAATAAACCATTTAAAGCGCTCTAATTTTGTTAAAGACATTATTTATGTATTTTTATTAAATAATAGCAAGGCGAGAAGTTTAACCTTACCTTTCATCGCCTTGCACTAAACAGCAGAGTTTAATAAAACTCCATAAACACGTCTTGAATGGTGAAGCATCAACTTTAGGGAAAAGTGCTTCTAGTAACTTAATTAGAAAAAATGATAGGATTCTTGACGTGTTTTTGTTTATAATCTTGCATTCATTTTTAATTCCACTTTCTTTAAAACTTCATAACCAAATATTTCGTTTTTTTCAATGATGTAAAC